TTATATGCACCTGTGTTAAGGGAGGTCAAAAGACCGGGTGCCAGATTATCAGTTAGTGCTACCATATAAATCACCTACTTAAACAGTAATACACCTTCTTAGGCCAGATGCGCCTGCATCTTCTATAGACACAGCTTGACATAGTGGACTGCCTGCACCATTATCTGCTGTTAACATCTGACCATCAGTTGTTCCCATCATTAATGCTACGCCTTCTTCTACGTCTGCTGCGTTTATGTTTAATACTACGCCTTTGCCTGTGATAACACTGGCTATGTTACCTGATGTAATGGTTGTTAGAGCGAACCCTATACCCGCGAAATCATATCCNGTAGTCTCCCGAATNAGCGTTNNNNACNTNTCCNGNGNNATTTANTNTTANTAAATTACCTGCNGTTACGTNTNCNNCCAGCTNNGAANGGAAGGATACGTGCCGGAGCACCACCATCATTCAGTAAAATTTCTGTTGCCATAATTAGTTACCTCTTAGTACTTCTGGGTCAATCTTATATCGCCCAGTTTTTTCATCCATCTTGACTGCAAATTTTCTCTCGGATTCCGCTGGAACAGCTTCTCCCTCGGTGGATTTACCCTTCCCGAAGGTACGTTCTGTGTCCTCAGGTACCGGAAGTGCAGCAAGAGCTTCGCTGAAACCAGTCAGCCTTGGTTCATCCCAAGCTGAGAGCTCTGCAGTGCGCGTTTCTTTATTATCCTCGGCCAAGGTTCCGAAAATCAGTTCCTTGGATAGAATAGCCTCTACGACACTAACCTTTCGAGCTTCGGCTTCCGCAACAGCCCTCTCTTCCTCAGCAGCCTTGAAGTCCTCAATAAGCTTGAGTGCCTCTTCGTACTGATTAGTGAGTTCTGTTTTAGATGCTGTCATCTCGTCCAACTTTGTGCGTAGGGAGGCGAATTCGCGCTCCACAATGTTCTCCGCTTCGGAGCAACCTTTTACAGGAGTTTTTTCAGTCATACTTATGTCCTCTTGTTTTCCGTCTGAACATTCACATGCGCCGTCTTTCCCACCACAACCGCAGTCATGGTGTTCATCCTTCACATGCAAATCACATTTCGTTCCAATTATACATTCCTCACAGACGGGGTCCATTGAGTTATTATCAATGAAACTAACCTCTGTAGGACGAATGTTCGTTGCGAACGTATCGCCCATCACATCAACATCGTTGGAAAACCAATCAATACTGACATGGGTTATGTCTCCTTCTTTTACTCTGTTCATTACTTCTTGTCCACATTCAGTTTTATTATTAACCGTAGCTAACATCCTAATTGCGGACTTTCCATTCTCCATCTCAAACACCTCAGGATTAGCAGCCATGCCAATTAAATCTTCCGGCGTTCTCTGATGGTTCAGATATATAGGAAGCTCGTTAAAAGCTTCTATATTCTCTTTTAATATCTCAGGTTCTATATAAACCTTTTGTTGTATATCATTATCTTCGTACTCATGAAGACCAGAAGTTATAGCTATAACTGGAAAAGAAGCACTTTTATAGTCCTCTTCCTCTGCAAATGATATATTATCGTCCTTTTCTAATGATAGGGCAAATGTGCGTCTCTTTTCACTTTCGTCTAGAGTTCTACCAAACGCTCTTTCTACGCCATGTCCATCAGCCCACATGATACACATGTTAGCAGCTGTCTCTTCGTGATTTTCAAAACCACGCTTTTTTAATGTAGAACTTACCGATGCTACACATTTGTCATAACTCATACTCTTTTCCCCTTTATGTTTGCTGAAGGTTTATTTCCTCTATTCTGGGCTCGAGCACTTTCTTCTTTTTTGTCAGTGCCTTTACCACCAGAAACGTTAGCGTTCTTATCACTGGGGCCCTCTGGAGGCGTCCCTGCTTTCTTAACAGCAACATCCTTAAGCATATCTAATTCCACAACACCTTCAGGGTCAAGACCTCGCTCTTCCCTAACTTCGCCGGGTGATAGTACGCCTTCGGATAGATATATCATATCTGTCTTAGCTTTAGTGAAAGCATCTTCAACGTTTATTTGCCTGAATTTAAATTTAGCCTCTCCATCTTCCAGTTGAGGCATTAATTGAGCATTCAAAGCAGATTCAATCATAGTTTGTAAATACCTGACGTAAGGTTCAAAGATAGGTCTTGCTTTGTCAGGGTCGGTCCACATAGTTTTAGGAACCTTAAGAGCCATGTGTATCTTATCTAAAATATCGTCTGTATATTTTCCATACTCAAAAGCTCTTTGTGTGCCTTGTAGTTCCTTTATAATAATGTCGTTCCCGTGAATTATATCTTCACCGGGCGCTAAGTTATTAAAAGCATCTACAACTTCATTAATCTTATCAGGTCCATATGGCATATCTTCCAGACCGCACGATATATCAAAGCGAGATGATGCATATTTATTTAGGGCAGCTCCCACGTCTCTTTCTGCATAATCTTTTAAATCTACCAAGTATAGGATAGGATGAATATCAGATAGCCCATATGCATAATCATCAAAAGGGTTGTTTAATAGCGAAACAATTTCATCAGGTTCAAAATGAATGTTATCCTTTTCTTCTCCTATGTCCTGATAATAATATTCAATCTGTCCGTGCTCATTTCGTTGCACAAACATATTTTGGCTAGAACGAAGAACTAGATTGTCTCCGGTCCACTCCATATAACCTGTCCCAAATATTCTGGCGTTACGAACCCAACCATATAAAAGATTCTCGATATTTATATCTCTGAACATTTCTTCTATGCGGTCTCTTATATCATCTTTATCAGTTACAATATCAAAATTGTCTTTGACTGCATAAAAACAAGGCAGGTCTATTAAGCTCCTAACAATAGGGTCAGAAAGATATACATCCATATATATCCTTGGCTTCCCTAAGTGTTGTTCGTACCTCTTTTTACTACCATACTGGTAATCGTTAGATAGTTTCAAACGCTTAATAACGCCCGCGCCGAAGCTAAGAGGCTCGTCTTCTTTAAAGGGTGGTGCGCTACCGGTTGTAGCGAACGCTCTCCGTACTCTGTCTAATAAGGTCATGGCTACCACTTATATAGTATAATCGTAGCAGTATATAAAGATTTCGTCATAATGAATATTTACTTTGTCGTTTGAAATTGTGTCCTTTCGTCCTAAATAAAGAGACTCCTGAATGCCTTCCAATATTAGAAGTAAGAAGGTTATGAGCTGATGAATCCTTAGAAGAAGCTACTGTCGCCGTACCGGGCAACATAGCTAAAGTAGCATGAATACCTAAAACCGAGCTATCACAATAATCATCGTGTTTACCATCAGGAGCACTAATGCGCTCTGTCTTATTAGCCGCGTCCATTACATATTGTATATCTACATGTTCCCTAAACCATTTATTAATAATCTTCTGCCCTGCTATATCTAAATGCTCAGGATTAGGTATCTTTACTCTTCCTTGTTGTATGAAAGACACATAGTCTCTGAATACTTGAGTCTTAGTCCCACGCGGCCCTCCAGTAAAAATGAAAGGAATGAAGTGTATCTGGGGCACACTATTAATACATTCTATTCTGATGTCTTGTTCAATCGCACCACCAATACCAGTAGCGTCAATAATAACCCTACCAACATTAAAGCTTCTAGCAATGTCCATGATACGTTTACGTTGGTATGGTATGTCGTGTCCACCAGTTCTAGCACTGATTTCTTCAATATATATAAGTCTTGCAATGTCTGACTCATCAGCTTTTTCAGCGGCCCATACGCTAATAACAGTAGCATTAATAGATTTACCAATATCAACAGATACAGTGCAATTTTTTCCTCCTTGTAGAGAGGCTTCGGGGAGAGGGGTAAGCGCGTAGTCATCAAAACATGCCTTAATTTTTTCAGGATTGAATACATTGGAAATACTTTCCACAAATTCACATTCGTATTCCGTTCTCCAATAGATGGAGTCTTCACCCCATTCCATCATCTTTCCAAGCATATCTTCTTCAGTGTATGCCGCTTCATAACTGTCGCCAGTTTTCACTGCATCCCGCCAAGTATATACTAGGCGCGTCCATGTATCAGAATAGGCATCATCGTACAAATACCTGTACATGTGATTATCTTTTGACTTCGGTGTACCTAGATTTATGAAGGGGGCATTATTTGAAACTATCGCTGGTTCTACGTTATCTACAAATAAATTGTCGTCGATGAGAGAAGACTCATCAACTATACAGAATGTAGGGTGTTGGCCCCGTATAGCCTGCCCTTGATTGCTAGGCGCTAACGGAGCCCTGCGCATTAATGTGCCCCCCTTCATGCGTATATGGGGCTTGTTATGGAATTTGTAGTTATCTACTAAGCTGTCTAGAAACCTGTTGTCTTTAAAGTGCCTGTACACGTATCCGAAGATAAGTGCGGCTTGGTCCTCGCTAGGTGCGAGCACGAATATAAGGTCACGAAAACGCTTAAAGAACATATAGATGACGACCGCGACTGATAGAGCATAGGACTTCCCACAGCCTCGTGGAGCTAGGATAGCTACTTTCCGCTGCTTCATCTCTACAGGGTGAGTTAAAGAATTAACTACAATAATCTCCTGTAGAGGCCTTAATTTAAGCGGTCGTTGTTTAGCATCTACTAAATAAGCTTCACAGAATGCTTTTACAAGCATCCTCATCTTATCTTCGTCTTTTCTAAAACTCTCAAACAGTTCTTCTAGCGAACGAGTATCATAAAGATTTTTACCGGTCAGGGCTTTCTTCAGCGCCTTTCCCTCGTTCTTTGTCGCTAGAATCGTCATGTAAGTCCTCCAAAAATTTTGCGAATCCTTCTGTCTTCTCTTCAACCATAGTAGGTATCTCTATATTTAGCGCTCGGAACTCCGTATGTATGTCACGAACGATTGAGTTTCTTTGGCGCAAGAGCTCTGTTCGTAGGTTAACATCCCGAATATGTAGAGAAATTTCTTCCCACAGAACGTCTTCAAGAGACAAATTGCGAGCCAACAGGCGTACAAGCTCTTTGTGNCGTTCATATTCTGGTTCACCTACGCGCAGGCGCAAACGCTGTTCATACTCGTGTTCGTTCAAA